GCAGCCTGTGGCACCTTGACCAATTCCGGAGTGTATTCCTGCTGTTTCATGTTGAAATAGGTTTTTGAGGGCTTGCAATCTGCTCCGCGCTCTGACTTGACGCAAACTGCCTTATTCACCACTAGGCCAAATAGCCCTCTCAACCCACTGAAAACCAATAGTTTACGCGCTTTTCATCGTAGGTAGTTGAAACTGAAATTTCAAGTCTAAATAGCTGACATACTGCGTATTGACCTCTGCGTGCTGGCTGTAAGTCTTCAACATGCGTTGCGTCGAATGGCCGGCATGCTTACGGATGTCCTCAGAGTCAACGCGGGCATTCTTCAGCGTGGTGAGGCAGGTGTGACGGAAGCAATAGAACGTGACGTTCTCTTCGATGCCGGCAGCCTCTCGAATGCGCTTCATCTGCCTGTCTATCACCTGTCGCTTGGGCATGTCAGGAAACACAAGCTCACTAGCTGGATGCAGGCGGCGCTGAACCGCAAGAATCTCTTCAGCAAATGGCGCAAGCGGGACGCGGTGCGTTTCTACCAAAGGCTGCCACCTCCTGAAAGCATTGTCGCGCGACATCTTCGAGCGGCTGTACGTCACTATGCGCGTCCCGTCTTTCTCCTGGGTGGACAGATCGGTCCATTTAAGCTTTCGGCAATCTGTAGCGCCCATTGCAGTGAAATAGCACCACAGGCCAGCCCTCATGACGATAGCAGCCGGGACGCTATTGAGCTGCATTGCTGCCAGCGTCATTGCTTTTAGCTCCTGCTTGGACAGCACCGGCTTGGGAGGCTTGACGGCAACCTGTGACAGCTTCAGCCTGGAGGCTGCATTAATGTCTAGCTCACGATCTAGGCGTGCCCGCTCTAGCTCCTCAGAAAGCCAACCGACATACTTGCTAATCGTCTTAGGCGCTAGCCCTCGCCGATAGTCTGCATCGCGATAGAGCCATTCAACGAACTCCTCAAGCATCGTGTGTCGCAACTGACCAACGCGCATGTTGGCATCGAAGTAGCGGCCCGCATGCTTCATCAGAGAATGAGCGCCCATGAGCTTATCCCTGGAGGCTCCTTTACGTTCGAGAGCCTCATAGCGGACAGCCAACCAGCTGGAGAGCTTTTGCCTCGACACGTCTTGCCGGGACTCATTTAGCTGCTCATGCTTTTTCAGCCGTGCCGCTAGAGCTTTCTGCCTGTAGGCTTCAATCTGCTCCGCTGTGCTGCTGGAGTCAACGTAGCCTTCAATGCGCTGTTTGCTATTGCTGCCCCAGCGGAGGCGGTAACACTCCCGGCCGCGGGCCAACGTGTCAACGATCAAGCTTGCGCTCATGCCGTCACGCTCGACGGCCTGTAGGTATTTACCCTGTTTCATGATGTGTGGTTTTGTGGTCGCAAACCTGTCCGCAGTACGCCCCTGCGCATGCCTATTTAGGTGTCAAGCTTTCCACCTGTCGCGCTCCGCGTCTCGCCTAAATCATTAGGTTTGGCGCGGTATTGAGAGGCTTCTAGCTTTTCTGCCGTGTGTTTCTGTTGCAATGACCACGAACGCACCGCAGACAGCTCTGCCTAGCAAACGTAGGCGCTCCAGGGGCATGCGCACCTAGCCTGTCCGCAGTTTTGTCCGCAGCACTATGTGAAACGCCCCCGGCCGGAGCTATCCAGCGGGGGCGCTTTGCTTCTAGGTGGTTAACCGAATTCGCCTGCAAGCTGCAGCACCTGGAGCCAATAGCCGCACCGCTGACAACCCGATCGTCGACGACTACAAACGACAGGGGCCGGAGTCCATTGCTCCAGCCCCTTAGCCCCTAGCGAAAAGTAGGAAAACGCTCAGGGCGTGGCCGCCTTGCTGTAGAGACTGAATGCGCCAGCGTTGGTGACGGCAACATCATAGTAGCTGGTCACGATCAGCTTTGTCTGCCCGGTGCTGGCCGCGCTGTAAGGGTCAATCGTCACGTCGACCGCTCCGAAGTCGGCAACGATTAAGCCTTGAGCAAAGTCACCGACGATGACACGGGGCAGCGTTGGCAATGGATCGCCCCCCGCGTTGGTGTCGTCAGGTTCAACCAGCGTGGAGCTGACATAGTAGCTATGCCCGAAGATGGACCGCGAAGGGTAGTTCACTACTGGCTGCGTGGTGCGCTCCAGGTCACTGATGGCCGCGCCCGCTCCAGTGGATGCCACTACGCTAATAGCGCGATCGTCAGCGCCGTTAGCTATAGCGCCTTCTTCCAAGCTGCGGAGGATGTCGTACGTGATGCTGGCGCCATCTTCGGTGGTGCTGGCGCTGCCTCCAGCCAGGGCAGCCGTAGCAATGGCGTTAAATGCCTCCTGCTGGACCTCTAGAGCCGTCATGCGGGCAGCCTCTGCAATGATGTACTCAATGGCCGCGTTGCTGGTCTGCTCAAGGTGCATGTTGCTGATCGTGGCCGTGCGTTGCGCCCGCTTGGGCTTCATCGTGACCGCATCCAGCTCCAGCCCGACAGCCGTGTTGCTAGCAACCTCATCGTCGGTGCTGACAGCTCCACCCTTGAACACGGGGACGCTCAGGTTGGCGCCCGTGCTGGAGAGCCGGCCAGCCCCAAGCTGCTGCAGTAGATCAGGGTGACGCAGACCGCCAATAGCTGGAGCGGCTGCAGTACCGACAAAGCCGGAGCCGTCTCCGCTGCCAGCCTGAAAATTGTCTGCAGCTCCGGAGCGAAACATGGAGCTAGGCAGCGTGATCGTGCCGGTGGCCTCAATGCCGTGTTTCGCTGCCCGCTCTTGGTTAAACGTGGTCAGCTCCCGCACGCTGCCGTGCTGGGGTTGTTTGTTGGCTTGCCGCTCAATGGCGTCCCGCCAGTTGATGTGACGCGCTAGCGTGTCGTAGTGTCGTTTGTTATAGCTCATGTGTAGAGTTGTGATCGGACCGCTGCAGCTATGGCCGCCCGGTGAGCTTCACCGAAAGCTTTTTTTTTCTGCTCAATACTTAGCTCAGGGCGACAGGCGTATTTCCACCAACGAAGGTGGTAACGCCAGATGTGCCGCAATGGCGCTCTTTCTAGGCTCTCCAGCTCCAGCGGTTCCTTTGATGAATCCAATTTAAGCTCTTGCTATTAGCTGAATATTAAGACGGCCAACAAACTCAATCGAAGGGGCAGTCGAGCGACATGACCCCCAGCCGCTTCCTGCTGGTTGGCGTCATGCCTATTTCAGCCAATAGCTTGAGGATCGCCTTGCGGACATCCTTGAGTTCGGTATAGGCTGGATTGCTCCGCTTCATAGTGCTGCCGTTCCTGCTGGCCGTCTCGTAAACGATGCCGTCGCGATCAACTAGAAGTTGTAAGTCCTCTTCATCAACCAGGGCAGCGGCCAGCTGGCTAATGAGCTGGTCGCTGCAGCCTTCAAGCAAACCTTCAGCCTCTAGCTGGCAACGTAGAAACTTATCCCGGTCCGCTCTCCGCTCCGTTAGTGTAAGCTGAATGTTCAATGGCTCAATTGCTTAATGATGATCAGGGGTCCCATTGATGCACTGCGGCGATGAATATTCTAACGCGCATCTTTTTCTAGCACCCCTACCCCCTGCTCCCCGCTCTAGCTCTTCTCTCTATAGCTATTAGCGTGGGCGATAGTGCGAAGTTCGGAGGCGCGCGGAATCGCACGTAATTAATAGTTATACACTTGTCAACGCTCTGCTCACAGGCAGGGGTGTTGTCACGACTGCTGTGTAGCTTTGTTTAAGCGCCATTGAGCGCATATCTGACCCCAACTGAAGGAGTGGCCCCGCAAGGCTGCTCTTTCGCTTTGTATGGGCCTGCAAATGGCTCATGCGACATTCAGCACCAGTTGACTCAATGACTCCAGCTGTCGCGCCTCGGCTTCAACTCTGGCGTTGGCGTCAGCTTGAGCCTCCTCCTGGATCTGACTTAATGCAAAGCGGCGGCGCACGTCGTGCATGTCCACGTAATGCGTCTTGCGCGTGACCTCTATGATTTTCCCGCCTAATGCCGTGTATGCCCGCTTGAAGCTTGGGCGGTCGCTGTAATCCATAAGTCGAGCAGCCTGTGGCACCTTGACCAATTCCGGAGTGTATTCCTGCTGTTTCATGTTGAAATAGGTTTTTGAGGGCTTGCAATCTGCTCCGCGCT